CAGTGTGCGCTGAGGCAGAACAGTACCATTATCCAGACAAGGACGAAGAGATTATTGGTGACATACCTGTAGATAAAGACAATCATGCAATGGATGCACTGAGATACATGATTGTTGAAATCGACCATAAGAAAGCGGCTTGATAGTAAAGTGAAGATAGGGGTTTTCCCGTTTCCCAAGTGTCCAGAACCCCCCGACAGAGGGGTGGACTTTCCTAAAAAATTAAAAATAATGACTGTAAGAGACACAGAAAAATCGGAAAGGTGTTATGGGCCAACGTTCTGTTGTATGAGATTTCAAGCAATAAGAACTACTGGAACAGCCCCTACTGAAGAAGAAAACAACACTGGTGAAGAAAAGGTAGAAGAAGCTATTTTGTATTGCGAGAAATGTGGGCACGTGGAGGCTCTTGAATTCACGGATTGAATAATGCCAGAACTCAGTCCAGATGAATACAATGATATAACCTCAATACGTGTTCTTCTTCAGTTAAAGCTAAAAGAACACGAAAGGTATAGAGACTTAATTATTCTTTCTCCTCGACAGGTAGAAGAAATATTAAAGGCTCTAGAACCTATATTGAGATGACTCCTTTAGATGAAAAAGATGTTCGTTTTTTAATAGAACTTCGTGATCATTGTGAGAAGAAATATCCTTTTTCAAAATGTCAAGTAGATGGTATTATTCGAGGTGTAAATAGGATTCTTAAAAAATGCCCTTTAAAGACCTCGAACACGAAGGAAACGAAAATTTCGAGAAAGGACGCATATCCAACAGGGAAGATGTAAGGGAAGTTCAACTTCTGAAAAAGAAACAATCAGAAGATGCTAAGGAAGAGGAACTTGAAAAGAAACAACAACAATGGTTGTATTTTGATAATCCCGCGTTGTGGGATGGGGAAATATAGTGGTAAGACGAATTCGATCCGGCAGACGTGGAACTCCTAATTTGGGTTCCTATAGTGCTGGAGTGAGCTATTATGACGCATTTCGTCGTAAACTCATTCCCAGTGATGAAACTCTTATTCGAGAGTATAAACGAACTGCGTATGCTTGTGCTAACTTAAATGCAGTTGGTCTTACAAATATTTCTTTGAAATTGTATGTCAAGAGTGACAAGGGTGATAAGAAAACAATTTTACGTACAAAATCTCTTTCCAGTAAACGCATTGACTGGTTGTGTTCTCAAAGTTATCTTTCGAAATCATTACGTTCTTTTGTAAATGTTGAAGAAGTAGTTACTCATCCAGTATTAGATCTTTTAAGAAAAGCTAATGACACTCCTTTTATGAATGGAGTTCGTCTTTCAGAATTAACGCAATTATATCAGGAAATTACCGGAAAAGCGTATTGGTTAATAACTAATAATGTTTTCGGTATTCCAGAAAATATTTGGTTAATTCCTTCCCAGTATATGTATCCCTATAAGGAACCTTCCTCCAGAAGTAAAACACCAATTGATTATTACGAATATATTCCTCCAGGTGTTAGTGAACCGATTGAATACAATGTCAACGACATTATTCCCTTCTACATGCCATCACTGACAAATCCGTATGTGGAGGGACTATCGCCACTTGAAGCAGCTTTTGAAGCGAATGAAGTCAACAACAAACTACTTACTCATCAGGATGCGCTACTGGAGAATGAAGCACGTCCTGACGCAATGATCACTCCAGGTAAGGAAACAGCATTTGGACCCGAAGAAGCAGAACGATATGAAAAACAATTCCGAATGCGATTTGCACGCGGACGACAGGGAGGTGTGTGGGTTGTCGAAGATGATGTCAACTTCACACCAATTGCATTTCCACCACAAGACCTCGCTCGACTTGAAATCAACAAGTGGTCCAAAAATGACCTTGCCAACGCATTTCAAGTCCCATTCGCACTAGTCGCAGATGCATCACACAACCGAGAACAACTTGAAGCAGCAGAACGACAACACGCCAAATACGGACTATCAGTGCGTTGTGCGAGAGATGCTGCTGTTAAAAATGACCTGCTTATAAGTAGATATGATGATTCCGGTCGATTGTTTCTCGCTTATGACGATCCGATTCCTGAAAACAAAGAAGAGAAACTGCAAGAGAATGTGCAACTCGGAATGAATGGATTCAAGACACCAAATGAGATACGCAAGGATTACAATCTTCCTCCAGTAGCAGGCGGCGACGAATTACGTGCAATCAACGTGTCACCGGAGATGATGCGTGATAACGAAAGAAAAAATGGAAATGCTGAAAAATAGACAAAGCAAACGTGAGAAACGAAAAAGAAAACAGAAGCAGAAACGTGTAAAGCATTTTATGTACGCTAGGAGAAAGAATGCCAAGTCCCTTCGGTCCATCGTTGAGTCCATTCAAGAAGATTGTGTGGATTGGTCCGAGGATGAGTCCATTCGCGGCGAGTTCGCGTCATCCGTTCTCCGTCGCATTTCGAGTTGAAACTGAATGGCATGGTGAAAGATGGTATGGCAACATGCTGCGGAATGTTGCTAATACCATACAAGTGATAACTGAGGAATATCGACACGAATTACAAAAAGAGTTGTTTCGACACGTTGGTTCTATTCCAGCAAGCGGACACGGGCACGCAAGACGACGAATACAGCATTCACGTCCAGGAGAAGTACCATACTGGCAAACAGGTAATCTTCGAAATCCCAAAAGGTCATCATACAATTTTAAAGTTAGATCTTCCAGAAGACGAACTAAATTGTGGTCCAGGATTAGTACACCTGTCCATTATGCCCGACAGTTGGAACGAGGTGGAAAAACTACCACCGCTCGAAGGAAACCTTTTACGACTATACGATTGGTTAATCCACTTAGAAGCAATCCCATTATCGCACCTAGACCCTTGTGGTTGCCCGTATTTCAAATGCGATGGCGAAATTGGCAGTGGCGATTAGGTAGAGCCATAAATTCAACACCAATTCCTTAGAGAGATTGAAAATGAAATATTTAAAAGACTACGGTAATTGTTCTGGTCCGTTGGGTTTTCCAATGCAAGAGAAGGATGCCCGCGAGTTAGAAGAGATGCTTGATACAGGTGAATGGAGTCATTGTACTATTCGAAAATCTGAAATGGATGGAGTCTTTCCAGGTGAACGTTCTGATATTAGTGTTATCTCAGATGACACTATTGACAAGGATGGAGATGTTATTGATCCTAAGTCAGTTTCATTTGAACGATTTCGTCAAAATCCTGTTGTTGCTTATAATCATATGTATGATATTCCTCCAATTGGTAAGTCGCTTTGGCAAAAGTTGGTTGGAGGTAATACATGGAAAGCAAAGACACAGTATATTTCTCGTCCAGAAACGCATCCGAGAGAAGCTGCATGGTTACCTGATTCGATTTTTCACATGATTCAAAGCGGATCAATGCGAGGTAAGTCTCTCGGTGGTGCTGTCAAATGGAGAGGAGTCACTGAAGAAGATGTTGCGACTCATCCCACGTGGAAATCGGCTCGACGTGTATCGGAGAAAGTGGTCGTATACGAATACTCAGCGTGCCCATTGGCAGTTAATAATAACACTGTTGTTGAAGAAGTCTCGAAGGCAGTCTTGTCTTTGCCAGAAGAAATCATGCGACAAGACTTTCCAGAAGCATACGAAGCGATTAAGGAGTTAAAGAAGAAAACATCATCTCTTCCAGTAATCAAATCCTACGTTACTGTTGAAGAATTTAAACGAAAGCAAGAGTTGTTATTGCAAGCGAAGGTTGCTGAAGTTAAATCTCAACTTCCTAAAATGGTTGAAGATACGTTTAAGCGTCTTACGGGTAAAGTGAGCTAGGTACAAGCCTTGGAAACTGGAGAGCATTGCTTAGGTGAAAAAGGTGGATGTACTCTCGCGATAATCATTTTAATATGAGGATTTAAAAATGAAGAAGTGGATTAAATTTTTGCAGAACTATACTCAAAAGTCTGAGGATGGTTCTTCAAAGGAATTTAAGGAAGGTGACATCATCCAAGTTGATGAAGACACCTTTAAGGCTCTTACTGCTTTGAAAATTGCAGAAGAGACTGAGGAACCGAAAAATGATGACAATCTTGACAATCTTGTTAAGGGATTTCAAGATGGCATCAGTGATATGATCGAGAAGTCGCTTGAAGCGACCATCGAGCGTATCAATAAGAAGATCGAAGATGGAGCACCAATTACCGTTGGTGACTCTTATGACAGTGGTGGTCGCGGATTCAAATCCGATGATCACTTTTTCAAGTCAGTATTTGCTGCTGGATCTGCTTCTGCCGGAGCAGGCAGTATCGACGTTGCAGATGGAATGGAACTGCTGCAAAAGGCTCCTACGGGTCAAAACATCAGTAATGACCCTGAAGGTGGTTTTCTCGTTCCAGAACCAATTGCAAATCGCATCTGGTCTAATATGATGGATGAAGCTGATTCCATTCTTCCTCAGACCTTGCGATTCGAAACTGCTGGTAATTCGATGAAGGTTCCGAGGATTTTCGAGTCATCTCGAAAGGAAGGAACTGGAAAACGAAATGCCGGTATTGCGACAACGTGGCTTGATGAAGCTGGTGAAATTCAAGGGACCAAGTTCACAACTGGTCGCATGAATATGGAGCTTCACAAACTCGGTGCAGTCGTGTATGCAACTGAGGAAATGCTTGCTGATTCTGGTCAGAGTGTAACTCGGTTCATTAATCGTCTGGTTCCACGCGCCATTACCTACGCTGTGAATGAGTCTTTCATTCATGGTTCTGGTGTAGGTAAGCCGAAAGGTATTCTGAAAGAGGATGCCTTGATTGTTGTCGCGAAGGAATCTGGTCAAGCTGTTCAAACGATTCAACATCGCAATTTGAACAAACTTTACTGGAGGAATTCAGACCGCAATCGTGCGAGTTGGTATTGTCATCCAGACTTGGCTGCTCAGTTGGAATTCATCTATTTCCTAGATGATTCCACAAACAAGCGTCCTGTGTATATTCCTTCGAATCAAATCGTTGGAAGTCCATTTGGAATGCTCTATGGTCGTCCGGTTATTCCTTACGAACACATGAAGTGGCTTGGTAAGGAAGGTGACATTTTGTTCGCATCTTGGGGTGATTATGCTACACTGACGAAAGTTGGTGGTGGTGTAAACACTGCTGAGAGTATTCACGTTCGCTTCCTCTATGAAGAGACTGCATATCGTTTCACGTTCAGAATTGATGGACGTGCAATGTGGACCTCTCCGAAGGAAGATCTTTATGGATCGACTACACGTTCGCCTTGGACGACTCTTGCAGGTCGTGAAGCATCTGGCGATACGAGTAGTAGTGGTCTGTAAACTGTAGTGGAGTTGATTTTCTTCCAGTAACGACATTCGGAGAATTTAAAATGACAATGAGAAACCCTTTTGCACACTCTGGAAAGATTGTGTTTCAAGGGCAACCGCAGGATATTAATGCTTCTGCGTTGACTGGTGGTTACGTCAGTCTTCGCAACTATCAGGGTGCTGGCGTGTTTATTGCCGTTGGTGCTCACAGTGGCAATGCGGTTGCTGTTACACTGAAGCAAGCGAAAACGGTTCAGGCGACTGGAGCGAAAGCACTTGCTTTCACAACGTACTACAAAAACCTGATGACAGGTGTAGCTACTGAGTTGTTGGACAAGTGGCAGGCTGTTACTGCCACATCGAATACGTTCAATATTGCAGCGAACACGAATTACTTCATTCCTGTTCGTCCTGGCATGTTGGATGTTACCAACAACTTTGATTGTATTAATGTCAACATTGCTGCTGGTTCAGCAAGCACGTTGATTAATGCATTCATCTATGTTTGGGGTGGTCCTGAAGGCATTGATAACAATGTCGATCACATTCCAAGTACGCAGGTGAATGTATCTCCGTAAGTCACTTCCTTGCGGGTCGGTGAGGCGAAGGGTGAGTGGGGAGGAAACACCGCAACTTTCCCCCTCTTTAGGACTATATTATGGCTAATTTGATTTTAAACACTAGTCCATATCTTCAGCCGTTAGATTATTCAAATATGTCTACGGCAGAAAAAGCGTTGGTTGATGCTCTGATTACAATGGCGACAGAACAAATTGAACGCTATTGTCGTCGTACATTTGCAGCAGCCGATTATACTGATGAAAAACACGATGGTAATGGTTGGAGAAGTATTTTTGTCAAAAATCCTCCTCTTAATTCTCTTACTGATGTTGATATTGTTGAAAGCGATTTTTCTTCGGATTCGACAACGACTACATATGCTGCAACGAAGTTTGATACAAAAGCTGCAACTGGAGAAATAAGGTTCAAGCCTGGTTCATTTCTTTCCAGTGGACGGGGAGTCTTTAGTGAAGGTTTTCAAAATATTCAAATTACATACAACGGAGGATTTGCATCTGTTCCACAAGGTATACAATTGGCATGTGCTGAAATGGTAATTCAGATGTTTGATCCTTCTGAAGCTACTGATTTAATTGAAAAAGAGAAAATTGGTGACTATTTTTATGCGAAAGCGAAGAATGCTTTCCAAAAAATGTTATTGACTAAAAAGAAGATTCTGGATTCATATAAAATCCGTCGAATCTCTCAACCTGTGCATTGGTAATGCGATGAGTTTACGACGGTTGATGAAATCATACGTGACTATCCAATCCTCTGAAGGTTCTGGTCAGAGTGATATGGGAGCAGTTAATCGTGATTTGGGTTGGTCTAATTTGCCTAATTTTGTTAATATTCGTTGTCATATTCAGGAGAAGTCGAGAGAAACGGTTACTGATGAATATGCAAGAGTTGACGAAGAAGGACGAGTAATTATATATCATCAGAATAAAGATCTTAAAAACTATAAACCAAGGGATGATAAAAATCAAACACAGTTAAGAATTATTTATTGGAAAGCTAATCCTAATTCTAGGATTTCTTTTCCAGTGAACGACAACGACGTTGAGATACTTGAGTTTAAAGGACACATTGAACAAGTTGGTGCAATGCGAGGAAGAAAGAAGTTTTTCGTTTTGAGAGCAGAGCGAAATACTAAGTGGAAATTATAAAATGTCATACGATTCTGATAAATTTCTACAACAACTAACAGAAGAATTATCTCCTTCTAATAGTCATTTTGTACCTATTACTGATGATGGTACAGGTGATTTGAAGAAGGTAAGTGTTTCTAATTTACATGCACTAATATCTACTGGTTTGGATATTGGTACTACGCAAATCGACAACGGCGGTTCGAACCGGATTCTGTACGAAGACGATTCGACAACACTTCAGTCGTCGTCGAATTTGACTTACGACGGTGCAACGTTGTCGTTATTAAGCGGCAACATCTCCTGCCCCACGCCCAACGGTGCGAGCGGTGCGCACAACGAGGCGTTCGGTGCGGGTGCTGGTGCGGCGTTGACGACAGGGGCACACAACACGCTGGTCGGCTACCGAAGCGGCTACTCGCAGACGGGTGGTGCCGCTAACGTTATCATTGGATGTCAGGCGGGCTATAAAATAACCGACAATTGGAACCACGTCCTTATTGGCTACCAAGCCGGATATGATGTGGTTAGCGGTGCGTTAGCGAATGTCGCTATAGGCTGCTTGGCGATGAGTGAGCAAACGGTCG